AACACTCTAAATTTACCTACAAAAACCGGTTTAGAAGTTAAAAACTTCAAGTCCATTTCATCCTGTTCTGTCCTGAAATAATAGTCATCATAAATTCTGCTAAATTGCGCATGATTATCTAGCACTTCTAAGAAAACCGGTTGGTCTACATTGTTGGGAAAATTTCTGTATGTAGCCATCATTCTTTCTTCAATGACGCCTACGTTGGGATTATGAAATCCTGTCAATGTTTTCACCATTCCTCGGCCGTAATCTATCAAATCTCCTGATACTAATTTAAGACCCGTGGCCAAGCCATCAAATATCTTCGTCGGAATTTGCCACAAACTAGTTAACAAACCTTCAGCCCTGAAACCTGAATCTTCTTTATCTTCCGACATCTTCTTTTCTCCACAAGCACACTGTGTTGATATTTTAGCCTTGGATTTAAAAGCCCACATTTTCTCAACGCCGCATTGAGCCTGCCATGACATCAACCCTACTTTTGGTACATAAAATTGCGCTTCTTTAAAAATGTTATGTACCGATATTGATATAGAGGTCGAGGATCCAGCCGCTACTGTTAAAGCATCCATGACAAAAAATACTAAATCAAAAACATCCGATCCAAACGCACTAGTAGATATACACTGGTTATTAGCTGCCGCGGTTGGGTCTTGAGTTCGATACACTGTGCTAGGAGTATACATCGGACATTCAAGACACACTGAAGTAGACTCCGTGGCATTTAGAAAAACATGGGGGGCTGACAATATCTGATTAGCGTTTACAATTGCAGGGGTTCCATGAGGTAGAGCAGCTACCAATATTAAACCTTGATGCATCGGTGTTCCTGATACTTGCAACATACAACACATCCTAGCCTGGAAAAAGGTGGCTGCGTTAAACGGAACTTTAGCCAAAGGATTAGACATAATACAAGATGGGAAAGGTAATCGCCATAATTCAGTAAAATTTGCAGCTGACGTGGACCAACTAATGGTAGTAACTAAAAATGGCTTATCCAGAATCTGATCAAAATTCATTTTATACTCTGGATCTATATGAGTCACCTTAGGCATTTTATTATAAATGGACGGTATTTCTACAACCTCTTTCGTCCTCAAAGAGGTTTGATATTTATCATATAATGGTTCTATTGTAGTGAAGTTATTAGTTTATACTCAAAGGATTAAAATATCACTATATTTAACAAATGGAGTTCCTTGTATTTTTTGCTATTATCAATTCCCTGGTTACAAGGTTTCCATTAAAAGGTTACAATAACAACAAGCGTGTATTTTTATAGTTGATTCCGCTAACAACTTAAAACAAATTAACTTAACAAACAAGTACTCCAAAAGCTTTGGAATAATAATCATCGTAAGCACCAGTATTATACAACTTAACTAAATAACTTTTAGGTAACAAAGAAAAAGGTATATTACGCTCAAAACACGCATTTTCTAACAACTTAATGTTCTCTTCATACAAATCATAATGCAAGAATATTTCTCTCTGGAAAGCGTTAATCTTGTCTCTCAAAACTAAATCTGGATCTTCTTTTGACGCATCTAACCAAGACAACGTACTATAAACTGTTCTCAAATCTAAGGGGCACGTTATTTCCCCCAGTGATGGGTGCAATCTAAAATATCTCTTCAAAAAAGTTAACTCTTCCACTGGTTGAAACGGGGTTACGATTTTGCCCTTCAAAGAATCTGTCATTTCC